CGTTGATTCTTTCCATTGGATAATACGATCGTTTATTGTGTCACTTAATGCATCTTCAAGACCTCGATAAAGGTCATCTGTTATAGCCACATTGGATGCACCGAACCCGATAATCGTACCGCCAACCCCTGCGCCAAAGTAACCTACTTGTTTACTTGAATTGGTGTTCCATCCTTGTAAGTTCGATTTGTCATCGGATAAAATTACGTTACTGAATACCTTTTTGAACTTATCGGATTTGACTATTGCCCGAACATCGTAACTGAATTTTTGATATAGGGTGCTTGTGCATGTGTTACGTAATACGCTTTCAATTGGATTCCTTCCGATAGTCCATGCACAAAAAAGACTGGTAACATATGATTTACCAGCCCTCGGAGGCATTGAAACTGCCAATGATCGGATTTTTCTTTCTTCAATATCCTGAATACCAGCATATTTATTCCAAAGTTCTATTCGTTCTTCTTTTGAAATTGTTGGAATCTTAAATTGTTCCAGGTAATCGAATAGGATTGATAAGCCTCCAGCGATAAACGTAAATTTCTTGTCGCTCTTTTCGCAGAATCTAATCTGATTGGCATACTCGTTAGCCGTGTCAATTGCTTGCTTCATTAATTCTTTGTCACTTGGTTTTTCATTCACTGGCTCTATTGGTTTAGGTAAGTTTTTAATCTCTTGTCTTGCATACTCTTGATATGCATTCATAATTCTACCAAAATATTCACAAGAGAAATTTTCATAGCATTTAGAATCTATATTTAACTTACCAGCTACTGCCATTTCAAAAGCAAGTTTTATTTCATCAACCGCAAGTAATTTGTAATTTGAAATAAAGTCCGTGACTTCCATCAAGTGTTCGGGCTTTGGCTCAATGCCATACACGGGGAGCAATTGGCTTAAGGCTTGGGCAATCTTCGGGATGGCTTCCTTTGTACCTGTTTTAAAAATTCTTAATTCGCGGTTCTGAATTACAAGCTGCACGTCTTGTATCTTTTCTTCCACTCTGGTGGCAATCATTGGTAAATTGTTCATAATTGGTTGTTTTTATTAATCTTGAAACTTTGCCATTCTTTCGGCAAGCAATTCTTGAATCCTGTCATTATACGCCTTGTCCTTTGCCGCTGGGCTCGTCGTTTGGTACGCGGTAAATATCTTTGAGGCTTGTCCATAAATGTTTGCTATGGTGAAATTCGCCCTCAGCCATTTGTCATTCAAGTTCCACGCGGCTTGAATAAACACCTTCAATGCCTCAATGCTATCGCCCTGCCTGTCTATTTTGTCAATGTAACGCAGAAGATTTGCCATTTGCCCCGCGTCTTTGGGCATCATGATGTAATGTCCGTTTTGGTCAGTCGGATACGCGGCACCGGATAAGTTTTCAAACGTTTGGCAAAACACGGAGAAGGCGGCGTAAGTGGGGGAGGGCTGGCGCTCGGCTCGGGGTTCATTTTCTTTTTCTTTTTTTCGCCTGCTTTTTTCTTTTTCTTTTTCAAGATTTGCAATCAAGGTAAAAGGGTTGACTTTGGGGCTTTGGACATTTGTAAAATCATTTGTTTCAACTTTTTCAAAGTCGGTAAAATCTGAATGATTTTCAATACTTTGTTCAAAGTCTATATTTGTTATAATCTTTCTTTGTTCAAAGTCTTTATTTGTTAGTGCCGACTTTTCCCGTGTCGGTTTTTCTCCGTCGCGGCTTTTTACCGTGTCGGCTTTTTTACCACTCGGTGTAAAATTCAAGGTATAATCGTAACTATCAAATTTACCCGTCTCCCTTCTTTGTTCCCGATGAAGGTAACCCGTTGTTAAAAGTTCCTCAATGTATTTCCTCAAGGTGTCCTTCGTGTAACCAAGTTCCTTTGCCATGACGCCTTGATAAAATTTCCAGTCGTCTGGCATGGAAGCCATGTAACAGAAGATGAAACGGGCGCGGTCGCTCAGGCTTTTGTTTCGGATAATGTCATTGGGGATAATGGTAAAATTATCCTTGATTTTGTTATTTAACTTATTCATAAAAAAGTATAAAAAAACCCAGCAGGTGCAAGGCTACTGGGTTAGATGAAACAATGCGGATATTGTCCCGAAGTTCTTTTGAATGACTTGCACCTCGTTCAAAAGAATGATTAAAGATAATAAATATTTGGCAAATTATATATAATATTTTACTTCGCCTTCACCTTTTGACCAGTCAGCCACAACTACACCTTTCTCAATTAACTTATTAACGGTTATGCAATTAAAATAAGAGCCGCCGTCTTTTGTGTTAAATTTGTCGTCCTTGTAAGCAAAAATTGATTTGTCCTTAAACTCTGGAAGTTTTATTAATACACGTAAGTCGTAAATAATATATTTACTTATATCTCCTTTATCTTCATCGTAAAAACAATAAAAATAATACCATGGATTTGTATTTCCTAATGCAAAATTTAATAGCTTATCGTACTCAGATTTTATATCAGGATTTTGACTTTTTGTCTTAATGGTTATATCAATTATATCTCCGTGCATTTTCCGCGCCCTGTGACTTACTTTTATTTTTGGAAAGTAATAAGGCAAATCTATGAATAAATCAATAGCATTTATTGTGTCATTATAAACGTCTGATACTTTAATCATTGAAATATATTTTTCAGTTTTAATAACTTGTAATTTAGCTTTTAAAAACTTTGCGATATATTCCTTTGCCTCTGGAAGGCTTTTGTCTGAGTACTTTCTAAATTCTTTATAATTAACACTTACCATCTTCAAGCCTTTTTAAAGTTATCTTATAATTTTGTTCGTCAATCTCGCATCCAATGAAATTCCTTTTTAATTGATTTGCCGCAACAACAGTTGAACCACTTCCAAGAAAAGGATCGAAAATTGTTTCGTTGACGTTGGTACTATTTTCAATGAGTTGCTTAATTAAGTCAACTGGCTTTTGTGTGTTATGAAATCTTTCATCATTAAATCTGCATTGAATTATATTTTTGGGTCTTGTTAAAAATTCCCTGTTGCCTCCAGCGAAAACAATCATTTCATAAGAACTCGAATAATTGCCTTTTAAGTCACCCATTCCCATGAATAATTTATCCCAAATTATAAGGTTCTTGATTTGAAAATGCTTTGAAATAATTGCATTGAATTGAGGGTATATTTTCCAGTTGCAAAAAATGTAAATGTGTGCATTGTCTTTTAATTTGCTTTTTACTTCAAGTAACATTTCATCAAGCAAAAGCAAAGCATCGTCAATGTTTCCATCGTTTTCAATCTTGCGGCTCAGTTGATTGTCATACGCGCCAAATTGAATGTCAACGCCGTAGGGTGGGTCAGTTATTAAACAGTCAATACTTTTATCCTCAATGGTTTTAATAAACTCGATACAATTTCCATGAAAAATATTTGTATTGCTTTCGTAAACTTTTTCAATTATCTCAATCGCCTTTTGCGTTTTTGATTGTTCCTTTTCATCTTTTTTTATCTCTTTGTATGCTTGATGAATATTTACTTCACCTGTTCTTAATTTTACTTTTAATTCCTCTGGTGCTTTTTTTGTTACAACGTCAAACATTCCAGTCTTACCTGTACTCCAGCCAAGTTTTTCGGCAAATTCATTTCGTGTATTATGTTCCGTTTTGTCAATATTTGACAAAACGGGAGATTCTTTACCTTTATTAAGAGTAAGTAATTGTTTTTCTTTTCCTTCTATTTTGCGCATTTCGCGAACATAAGAAAGAAGTTCACCTCTTACAAATTCTGGTAAATTCCTTCTTCCAAGTTGATTGTTTACCATCCATTCCTTTACCGCGTTCATGTCGGCAAATTCCTTTTCCACGGTTTCAAAGTCAATGTCGTATTCCTGAGCAATCCTGTAACGGTTGTGTCCATCGACTAAAATACCGTTCCATGTCACCAATGGGTCGCGTATTCCTTCTTCAAGAATATTGCGTTCCAGTTGCTTAAACTCCTCACTTGTTAACGGTGGGATTAAGACTTCAAGTTCTTTTAATATTTGCATGATAATTTTTTAAGGTTATAAGTCAAACAACTGTATTTTCCAAGCGTCAATTTCATCTTTAGTCATTTTAAAGATGTCAATTATTCCAGCGTCGCAATCTGGATAATCTCGGCACATAAGCCAAATATCACCTTTTGAGGATTGATTTACTTGTACGTCTTTGAACGTATAATCTTCCATACAATGATTACACATACAAGTGTCTGACTGCTTTGGGATTGGGCGAAAAGGATAATTTTCTCTAAATAATTTAGTCCTTTCTGCGCCTGTGTAAGTAATTCTTTTACGTGGCATAATAAGAAAAAAAAACCCACAAAGGCACTACTCTTTATGGGTTTAATGAGGTAAATGGTTTCCTCAAATACCTTTTGCTGGGTAGTGCGTCCTGCAAAAAGTTTAAGCAAATATACAAAATATTAATTACTTTCTCCTCCTTTTTTTCCACGGCGGATTCCCCAGTGCGCTTTGCATTTCCATGTATTTTACCACGGCTGGCGGCGTTTCGTATGTCAAAACCTTGTCCAATGCTTCCTTTATGAAATTTGCCATGCCCTTTACTTTTTCTCCCGTTTTACGAACAAAAGCCCCCACGGCGTCACGTCCGTTGCTTCCCTCAGCAAGTCAAAACCGTGGCGATGAAACATGGCAACCCATTCGTCTTTCTGTTTTAAATTAATATGTCCCCATTCAATGTCCCAGGCTGGATCGGCTGAGGCATGAGGCGTGGATGTAAAATAAAAATACTTGTTACAGGCTTTGTAAAGGATTGGCATGACAAAGCTAATTTGTTGGTCGGTCATGTGTTCGAATACCTCCGTGGAATAAATGGCATCGTATGTGCCATGCGTTTTCAATTCATACCTTCCCAGTTGATACTTTGACGCCCACTTTGCAAGTAAATATCTCCCTGGGTCAATACCCTTGCTTATCGCAAAATCCCTTTCATACGGGTTAATGTCATACCCAACGTGTTTATACAAGCCCACGCGCTGGCAGGCGGATAAAAAGAATCCAAGTCCTGAGCCAAACTCAAAAACACTTTCGCAACCCATGATTTGCAAAACCCTTGCGCCGTTGGTATGCAAGTTTACAAGGGGTTCATAGTCCGTGGTTGTAAAACCAAGTTCCACGGATTTGTCAAAAAAGAATTTGTTATCAATCATTTGCTTTTGTTTTTATCATTTTGTTGACGTCAACGAAATGGTATAATTTAAGAGAGGTTAAGAGAGATTTAATTAGAGATTTAAGAGAGGTTAAAAAAACAAGGGCAGGAATCGAACCCGCTTGTGCACCGCTCAACGTTGGGTAGCTTGCGTACACGGTTAGCCCTGGCGATACCTTTCGCCACCTTGCTAATTGCCTGTCTGTTCCAGGCTGCCAATTCATCCTCTGACGCAATCAAGCCGAAAGAAATGTTTAATCCGCTCATACACTTCACTTGACTCCGAGGTCTGCAAATGTCTTATGTAGTCATGTGG